ATCACGTTAAATTTTGGTGAGGATTGGAAGATTAATGATCTTGTTTATGCATTTGTTAAGGTTGCAATAAGAAAATATAGGGAAAAGTATGACTATCTAGACAGAATAGATAAGATTAGTCAGTGGAGATTATGTCCTTCCTATAATATTCAGCGTTATAACGGTGCAGAGGAAGGTTTCTTTTCTTTACATAATGAAACTTCTGGTTCTTATCCATATCGTATGCTTGCATGGATGATTTATTTGAATAATGCGTTATGTGGTACACACTTTCCATATCAGAAGAAAACAGTTACGCCCAAAACAGGCAGAACTGTTATATGGCCTGCAGCATGGACTCATCCACATAGAGGCGTCACTCCGAATGAAGGTTTAAAATATATAGCCACAGGTTGGTTTTACCATCTTCCAAAAGGAGAACCGAAATTTGATGGTCGTCATCCTGATGAACAACGCATACAGGAGATTGTGGTGTGAGTGCGTTAAGTGATTTGGTATATGGAAAGAATAATAAACCTTGGCCTCACTTTATTGACAAGTATCCTGTTAAAGTAAAACAGATAACAGAGTTAGATAATGATCAACTGGAAATAGATATACGAGAGGAAGGAGATTATCTAGGGGGCAGAACCGCAGCAAAATGTTTTATGACACGCTGGGATATGCATAACTTTTATCATTCGTTTGTATTTGTTGCAGATAAGGCAATGGAAATTGCTAATGATTGTCCTCTTGCAACAAAAACGAATACCGATGGTGTTCCCGTGAAGGTTTCTCTGCATCTTAACGATACTTGGGGATTGATTTATAATAAAGGCCAGTCTGCGAAGATGCATAATCACTGGCCTTCTCTCTGGTCATATACTTATTGTGTGTTTGCTTGTGAGAAGTGTTCTCCTCTGGTATTTCCCAATGCACAAGAATCTTTAAGTGTAACTCCAAAGACTTCTCAGATGATTGTTTTCCCCGCATGGTTACAACATGAAGTACCAATGCATACTTGCGAACATGACCGTATTATGATTTCTGGCAATATTACATACAACGCCGGTAATCAAATAATTTAATTTAAAGGTGACGAAGGTGAGCCATTTTCGATTTATTGAAAAAAATATTGATGTAAGTAATATTGTTGCTGACATCAGGGCATCAGATTGGGATGTAGCAGGAAATTTAAAGGGAGCTGCAGGGGATTTAAAACCATATGGATTTCTACCATTAACTATGGCTGTTGTTAATAATACGGAACGTGGTGGTTTTGGTGATGCTCACAATACTGAAATACAAAAAAATACTCCCATGTTTAGTAAGTATCATGGTATTAGAAAATGGTTAAAATCTTATAAATTGCATCGACATTCACGAGCTGCATTTTTTAGATTACGGCCTGGGGAGAGCGTTGGTTGGCATATAGATAAGGGTACATATTATCTTATGAGAGATAGGTATCATTTATCTTTACAGGGTGTTTACGAATATACTGTTGGGGATGAAATGCATCTGATTGAGCCAGGTACATTTTTTTGGTTTGATAATAAAAACTACCACTCAGCATATAATTGTGGAGATATTGATAGATTAACATTTGTATTTGATGTACCTAAAAGTAAAAGGAACCCATAATGATTCGTAATTTTGTAAGAGGATTTGATAATGCACTTTCTTTTGACCTATGTGACTCTCTTATAGACTGGTTTGAAAGTTCTCCAAAGAATGTAAGAATTGAAGAACCCAATCGTGTCAGTCGTAAGGATAAGCAGATATGGCTTCCAGAAAATTCTGCGTTATATGAACCAGTACACAAAGCTACTATGGACATGTTACGGGAATACTTGGAAGAGTTTCCTTATGCATATAGAGGGGCAAAAATTTTACTTACGCCCGAAATTAAGATACAACGTACAAATCCTATGGGTGGGGGTTTTCACAATTTCCATGCGGAAATAAGTCATTGGGAAAACTGTGCCAGAGCTCTGGTATGGACTATCTATCTGAATGATATTCCGAAAGATGAAGGTGAAACAGAATTTCTATATGAGAAGCTACGCATACAACCAAAGGAAGGAATGGGTTGTATATTTCCTGCTGCATGGATGTATCAACATAGAGGTAATCCTATACACACTCATCCAAAATATATTGCTACAGGATGGTATTGGTATCCAGAGGAGCCATCATTACCACAAGTGAGGTTAGCATGAGTTCACTAAAATCAATTGTATCTAATATAGAAAAAGAGAAGGCATTAGAGGAAAAGAAACTTAGGCAACTAAGAACCAATATACATTCTCAATCTTTTCGTGTAAAGTATCCCGTTGTACAGAAAGATTATTCAAACGAAGAACTTCAGAAACGACTTGCACAGGCATGTAGGGATATTGGTGATGTTCAAAAGTCATCAACCAATGTACAAGCAAGTATGACTGGCTGGTATATGCACGAAACCAATCCAGATTTTATGGAAGTGTGTCGTATGGCAATTGAATTGGCGTATGATAATTCTCCAAGACAGGGTGTTCCGTTAATGCCATATGATTGTTGGGGTGCAATATATTCTAAAGGAAACTATACCAAAACTCATGAACATTGGCCTCAGATATGGAGTTGGGTGTATAATGTGGAATGTTGTATTAACTGTGCTCCATTGATCTTTAATGATTCCTCACATTCAACATTAACTAAAAGTGGTAGCATGATTTTATTTCCCGGCTGGGTTCGACATTCTGTACCAGAACATCAATGTGACCACGATAGAATTATTCTAGCAGGAAACCTTGGAATGAATCCGTGGCAGTTGATCTTGGGAATGGAAAAGAGAAATGCTTCGGGCATTAGTGAAGAATTCAAAAACATGGCTGAGTGGTTATACTAAATAAATTTTATGCTTAACAAAGAACTTAAAAGATATAGAATAGTATCTATAAAAATTGTAGAAGATGATTTGAGTGAACAAGATGCTCAAACTGCTTATGATATGTATAAAGCTCAAGGTAAAGATGATATTTCTATTGAGAAAATTCCTATAACTGGTTACGGACGCGACCCAGACCTTCACTAATCCTTATAAATAGTTCAGAATACTATTAAAGGATTATTATGGCAGAACAAAGTTATTTTATGGGTCAAGATGGATTCTCTTGGTTCGTTGGTGTTGTAGAAGACCGAAATGATCCTTTACGGCTTGGCCGTGTGCGAGTTCGTTGTCTTGGATATCACACATCAGATTTAGGGAAGCTTCCAACCACAGATTTGCCGTGGGCTCATGTTATGCATCCTGTAACAGACCCATCTATGCAAGGTATGGGTAGCACTCCATCTTTTCTTGTTGAAGGTAGTTGGGTAGTTGGTTTCTTCAGAGATACACAAGAGAAACAACAACCTCTTATTATAGGATCATTGCCAGGCATTCCTGACGAAGCAGCTGATAATAGATATGGTTTTAATGATCCTAGAGGGCCCACTTCAGAACAAGTAGAATATGCTGGTAATGTATGGAATGGCCCATATCCAGTAGATGGCGAAGATTCTACAATGCCATCTGGACATGAAACAGGAGAAAGTGATACTAATAGATTAGCTCAAGGTTCGACTTCAGAAACACATCAATCTCTTATTAATAGACGATTACAACGTCTACGGGGTGATCCAACAAAGGTTGATACAACTATTGGTGTTGATGACAACGGTGATGCCAGAACGGCCGCGCTCTACGGTGCATTGGGAACTGGCATCCCTACTGCAACCAAACCGTATCTTCAATCTGTATCTGATGCTGCTGTAGAAGAGACTCGCGGGTTTTGGAATGAACCTGATCCCAAGTCGATTAAAAAGAGCGCTAATCCATATGTGTCATCTCAATATCCATATAATCATGTGCATGAAAGTGAATCGGGACATATACATGAAATAGATGATTCACCGAATCATGAAAGATTGTTTACTCAACATACATCAGGAACTTTTGAAGAAATACATCCTAATGGTAATAAGGTTGTTAAAGTAATTGGTGATAACTATGAGATTGTAGCTGGTAGTTCTAATGTTTCTATTTCTGGGTCTGTTAACATAACAGTGGAAGGAACAGTAAGAGAATTAATCAAGGGAGATTATATTTTAGAAGTAGAAGGAAACTATACTCAAAAGGTACATAAGAATCATTTGGTAAAAATTGGAGCTGGTGAATCTGGTGGAAATCGTGAAGAGGAGATACGAGGTAATCATGCACAACAAATTAATGGAGATAGAAAGACACGCATAACTGGACTTGATGATACTATCATTGAAAAGTCTAGACTTATAATTATTAACGATACAGATAGTTTAAGTGTTGTAAATGATATTAATATTGGTTCAACTGCTGGAAGTATAACAACTGTAGCTAAAAATAATTTATCCACTACAACTGTGTCTGGTATTACTTCATTCAAGTCTGGTGATAAACTTAATATGAAGTCAGCAGCTACTATGACAATCAAATCAGAATCTACAACAGATTGGACTTCTGTTGGTTTGATTACAGAAACATTCCAAGGTTCGCATACTAATAATACTACTGGTACA